CACGCCCCAGTCGCTCATCACTGGTCCTGGACGGTTCCGAAGTCAAATACCGCCTCGAAGCTGAACGCCTGGCTTCCAAGACCCCGGTCCATGTCGATTGGGTCCGCTTCACGGTCCTGCGCCGCAACGCGCCCTATGTCCCTGTTGATCTGCTCTTCCCGCACCCCGACACCAACATCTGGGACGAGAACTACCGGGCCGCGCAGCAAGCCCGCGTCCTGCGCGAGATACCCGACTGCGACTTCGACGCCTCCACCCAGGCCCTGGACCTGGCGCAAACCGTTGCAGCGGCCCTAGGCCCCGACTTCGTCGTCAATCCCGAATTCAAGAAGGGCCACGACTTCTACAAATTCCGCTGGTGCATAGAGCGCAACGGCGCCGAATGCGGCTGGGTCGGCTTCCTGTCCTCCGGCGAATCACCACGCCAGAAAGCGCAAGCGCAAACCATCCATTGCAACCTGTTCGGGATGGCTTGCACTTTCGCCCATCACGGCTGGCGCGAACGCCTGGCCGACATCCTCGAAGAACGCGAAGCCACCTTGACCCGCTGCGACCTGGCCCTGGACTTCTTCGACGGCTACCCCGGCGGCATCAAGGCCATACGCGAGGACTACAACGAAGGCCGCTGCAATGTCGGCGGCAAGCTGCTCAAGGTCAACTTCGTGGGCGACTGGTCCGAGCACTCCCAAGGCGGACGCTCCCTCTACTTCGGCTCCAAGGAAGCCGGCAAGGAAACCAACGCCTACGAAAAGGGCGACCAGCTCTTCGGCGTCGAAGCCGGCAGCCCATGGCTGCGCCTGGAGCTGCGCTACGGCAACAAGCTGCGCGTGCTGCCCGTGGACATGCTGCGTCGCCCCGCCGACTTCTTCGCCGGCGCCTCGGACTGGCACACCGCGGCCCTGGCCCTGGCTGACGCCGTCGCCATCCCGCAAAAGGTCTCCACCACCGGGCGCCTGCCCATGGAAACCGTCGAAGCCGAATGCGTCAGAAACATCCGCTGGACCCTGCAGACCGCCGCGCCGTCTGTCGCCGCCGCATTCCAGTTCCTCGGCGTCGAGGAGTTCCTGACCTTCGTCAGCAACCAGAAGCTGCCAGGTCGCCTTCAAAAATTCATGCCCGCAGAGCTGGGCCGTTCATTCGCGGCGGCATTCGGTCGCCTGTCACAGCCAGAAGGTGCCCCGGCCTTCGCCATGGCTTAACAGAGGGGAGAGGAGTTAGTCAGTTATGAAAATGAAAAGCCAAGCCATCTGCACCGGCATCAAAGAGTCGTCAGGCACCTTCGAGGAAACCAAGAAGGCCTTCAGCTCCACCACCTTCCACCTGATCGTGGACGTCGCGGAAAACTCCGCCGGCCGCTCCATCGGGTCCGTCTCGCGCCCCTTCAAGTTCGGCGATGCGACCGAGTTCGAGAAATGGGCCCACCTGGGCAAGTCCTGGCCCGTAACGGGCCTGCTCTGCGACTGCGAATTCGACGTGGTGGCCGGCGCGGACAACGCCTCCAAGCTCACCCTGGTGGGCATCAAGCCCGCGCCACAACAGCAAGCCAGAGCGGCGGCCTAAACATGCGCCTCCTCATCCAGTCCAAAACGACCGGGAAGTTCCTCTGTCCTGCACTGGATGGGGGCCAGCCCGTGTGGGTCGCATCGCTGCGCGAGGCCGGCGGCGGTGTCGTCTCCGACATCGAAACCGTCAACCAGCTGGTTGAAGACAACTGCGACTTTGAAGACATGCCGCAACTCATTGACCTGGACCGCCTCGGCACGGAACGCGACTACAGCAAGAGCAAATGAAACATTCCAATTCGTTTCGCATGCGAAACCCCATCCGCACCCATAACCGCTTCGCGGCGGCCTGGGTCTACATCCACCAGGCGCTGATCACCTGCGTCGAGGTCCTGCGCCTCGGTGTGCGTGATGCCCGCGCCACATTGCGCCATCGAGCGAACTGAAAGGGGGAATGCTATGTCTGATTGTTCTGGTGGTGATTCTTCGTTTGTCGGTGTTTGCCAAAACTGCCGCTACGTGATTGAGGAAGATGAAATCGATGATTCGCAAGCGGGAGTTGAATGCCCTTCGTGCGGGTCGGATGACGTGGTGTTTGAGGAGGCTTGATGCGCTTCCTGATCTGCACCGAAGACCTTAACCCGTGCCCGCCGGACAAGGTCTCATCGCTGAGCCTGGCCGAGGCACTGGATCCGGCCCTGCTCGGCATCACACCACAAGGAGTTCTGAAAGCTTATTCATGGGGATTGGGTGCCGTGCTCACGATGTGGCTCATCGGCTACGGCATAGCCCTCGCGACCGGGTTGATACGCAAGGTTTGACTCCAGCCTGCAGCACGCCAGCGTTGTGAAACGTCGTGTGCTGTGGGGTGTAGTTCCGGGGTGTTCCCGGAAAACACCATTTGAAAAAGGAATTCAAATGAAGTTGTTCAAAACCGCCCAGAAGTTCGGCAGCACCGCAGCCGCCAAAGTCGCCGCCGTCGGCACCAGCCTGGCCCTGCTGGGCTCGCGCGCCATGGCCCAGACCGCTGATCCCAGCGTGCTGGACCAGTTCTTTGACGCCATTGGTCTGAACACCGTGGTCGGCAAGGTGGTCGCCATCGGCCTGATCATCGTCGGCATCGCGCTGGCCTTCAAGGGCCCGGACCTGGCCAAGCGCGTTATCCGCAAGGTGTAATCGTGCTCACCGGTGCCCTCATAGCCCTGTTCTGGGCCATCATCGCCCTGATCGGTGCTCTGAGCGGCATCGGTTTCTGCCTCGCGCTCGGAGGTGGCAAATGAGCCGCCTGAACCACCTGAGCCGCCTTCGCGCCCTGGTAGCGGCTGCAATGCTGCTGCTGCCATTCCATCTCCTGGCCGCGACCGTCGCGGCACCGTCCGCCTTCGAAAAATTCATGGGCCTGGCCACCGGAGCTGGCAAAACCACCGTCACCCTGGCCTCCAACGGCACCCCGCTCGCAGCGCCTGGCGTGCCGACCATAGAGACTGACGGCGGGCTACCCAAGGCCACCGCGACCGGCAGCGTCACCAATCCCGCCGGGAACCGCGTACCCGTCTCCGCCACCGCCCGCGTCCCCGCCGCCGAGATCGGCGCGGCGACGGGCCGCATGCTCGTGAGGCTGGGCCTGAAAGCCGCTGCGGTCATCGGCGCCGGCGTCGTGCTCTACGACTTCGCCAAGGAAATCAAGTTCATCCTGTCGCGCAATCCCGACGGCACCATCAAGGTCGAGAAAGAAGACCCCGACGTGTGCACCGTGGCGCCGTGCTACAGCTACACCATGTCAGGCGGGACGTTTCCCACGGCCTTGAAGGCCTGCCAGAAGCAGGCTGAGCTGGGGAAAGCCGCCAATCCGCAGTTCAACTTTGTGAACCCGCGCACGAATAGCGACATCTCAAACATGGTCTGCTATATCGACATCTATTACACAAACGGCACACCCTACGTCATGGGCGCCGTCGCGCCAATCAACGTCGCGCCCATTCCCGCCAAGCCCGTGGCCTATCTGCCCTCGTCGCAGCAAGAGTTCGTCGATGCCGTGGCCGCCAAAAGCGGCTGGCCCACCAGCTCCAAGGTCGGCCAGCTGCTCGAGGAATCCGCCGCAGAGACCGGCGTCAAGGTCAAGACCGGCCCCATGACCGTCACCGGCCCGGCCACCTCGTCAGGCGCCCAGAAGGTCACGCAGAACACCACCAACAACACGACCAAGACCGAGAACACGACCTACAACCACACCTATAACGGCGACACCATCACGACCACCACGGTGACTATCACCAATATCACGAACACCACCACGGGCGAGCCGATCTCCAGCGAGACCACCACCGAAACCCCGGACAAGGAGGAAGACCCGCCCAAGGTGGACGTCACCGACACGCCGCTGCCGGCGCAGCCCAAGCTCTACACGCCCAAGTACCCCAACGGCCTGGAAGGCGTCTGGACCCAGCAGAAGGCCGCGCTCACCGCGACGCCGCTGGCGACCCTGGCCGGCAAGCTGATGCCCCATGTCGGCAGCTCGGGCACCTGCCCGGTCATGAACATGGACCTGTCCTTCGCGGTCTGGGCCGACTTCGGGGTTCGCGACGTGGCTCCGCCTTGCTATGTCTGGGACTGGGCGCGGCTGATCGTTCTGGTCGGCGCGCTGCTGCTGGCCCGGGCCTTGATCTTCGGAGGCTGACATGTCCGCCTTCTTCTCTATGCTGCTGGCCAAGGTCACCGCCGTCCTGGAATGGATTGGGGCGCTCTGGGTGGCGGTCTTCGTCGCGCTCTGGGACCTGGTCAAGGATGGTTTCGCCTGGCAGTTCGAGCAGATGCTCAAGATCGCCATTGCGGGCATTGGCTCGATCGACACCAGCGCGGTCGATGCCTACGCCGCCCAGGTAGGCCCGCTGCCGGCCGAGCTGCTCAACATTCTGGGCCTGCTCGGGGTGGGGCCAGCGATCAGCATCATCACGGCGGCCATCGTGATTCGCCTGGTGCTGCAGCTCATCCCGTTCGTGAGGCTCGGATCATGATCAACGGGCTCGAAGGCATCCCGGGCTCGGGCAAGAGCTATGAGGCCGTGGTCTACCACGTGCTGCCGGCGCTGCAGAAAGGGCGCCTGGTCATCACCAATCTTCCGCTGCTGGTGGAGATGTTCGCCGCGGTGAACCCGGACTACCGGGATCTGATCGAGCTGCGCACCCGCACCCAGCCCATACGCGGCACCTGGGACGCGGAGCGCGTGGACGAAAAAGGCAACGGCAACGCCTTCGAACTCTTCGAGGACGGCCATACCGAAAAGCCCGACGTGAAGGTCTCGCTCTTCGGCCATGTCTGGGACTACTGGAGCGAGTGGAAGCACCCGAAAACAGGGCAGGGACCGCTCTTCATCATCGACGAGTGCCATGTGGGCATGCCCAAACTTGGGACCGATCCCCAGGTAGTCGAGTGGTACAAGCTGCATCGGCACTTCAACGCCGACGTGCTGCTGGGAACGCAGAACTTCCGGGACATGAATTCGTCCATCGCCGGCTTGCTGGCGATTCTGATCAAGGTCAGGAAGGCTGACATCCTGGGCAAGGCCGATCACTACATCCGCAAGACGCACGGCGGCTACCGGGGCGGGGTGGTCTCGACCGAGGAGCGCAAGTACAAGCCGGAGTTCTTCAAGTTCTACAAGAGCCACACGCAGGGCAACAGCGTGGCCGAATCGGCCGCGCAGGACATGGCGCCCTTCCTGGTGAAGTTCAACCGGTCCAAGTGGGCGGTGTTCGCCGTGGGGGCCGTGGCCGTGGTCTGGGCGTTCTGGCCGCAGCCGGACACGCCAAAACCGGCTGTAAAGCGTCCGCCAGCCGCCAGCCTGGTGCAGACCTCCAGCGCGGGGCAGGGGGTCGCCAAAGCCGTTTCAGACCCGGTCGGCACGGTTACCGCCGTGATTGGCAAGCAGGCGAGCGACCAGCCGGTCGGGATCAATGAAATCCCGGAGCCCTACGGGCTCAAGGGCCTGCATGTGGTGGGGCAGATCACCATGAACGGAAAGACCATCTATGTCCTGGCCGTGAGCCAGAACGGCGTGCAGATCACGACGGTGACGAGCTCGGAGCTGGAGCGGATCGGCTACAGGTGGAAGGCGCTGACGGACTGCGCGGCTTCGCTGCAGTGGAAAGAGAAGGTGAGGGCGCTGACTTGCGACAGTCCGCAGATCACGATGGCGTTGCAGAGGACGGCTACAACAGCGAATCAAGCTGTAGCGCAATAAAAACGCCCCGTTGAGGGCGCGCGCGCCTATTTCGCATGCGAAATCCGTCCTCAGCGGTGGGTTTTAGTTCGAAGGGGGCCGTTTACCGCTAGTCCATTCTTCGTGGGCCACTTCGACCGGGTTGCGATGTCCGTGCTGGGCTTGGGCCTTGGTTGCCCAATCAGTCATTCGCAGTTTGGCGGTGTCCCCAGCGGTGATTTGCTGAATGGCCGTGACGAAGGTACGGCGCCATTCTTCGCTTGGAATCATGGGTTTTCTTTCTAATTTCTGGACTGGATGCTACTCGCGCACCTGTTTCGGATGCGAAGATGCTAGTTGTGTGTCACAAACCTAGCCGAATCAACCACGTATGTATTCATATTACCGGTGTCGGTTACCACGCCGATTTTCATATCCAGCACTTCTTGGAAGTATGGCGATCCGTGATCAGTAATTGGATTCGTTACTGGCACATTGAAAACCTCGACCACAATTGCTGGGGTTACTTCCGCGGGGAAGCGACGATTTTTTAATCCTGGCTTCCATTGGACTATGTCCCCAACTGAAAAATTTTGCCTTACTCGATATGACTGCAACAGGGCTTTAAGAAGCTGTTTAGTCTCATCGTCAGAAAGAGGAGAGTTTTCTGCTTTAACAGCCGCCTGTTGCTCTTGTGCTTTGGCCTCTTGAATAAGTTCTAGGATTGTTTCTTTAAGAAGAGCCAGGTCGGATTTTGTGAAACTTACCATTGTGGGAATTCCTTTCTTCAGAGTGAAGAGGATTCAGAGATGAGCACATTCCTCATGCCGCGAGAAGCGATTTCCGCGCTGGAGGAGTTGCTTGCCGCGGCGATGAGATTGTTCGCCATGTCAGTAGCTGTGCTGCTTGCCGCGAGGATGTGCGATATCTCAGCCGCTTGACTGAATTGTGCGGACGTATAAATCAAGTTGATGGGGCGGCCGCCGCCGTAAAATCTTGTGGGGCGGATATGCTCTACATGCGTGGTTGCGTTGTTTGACTTGTGTAGCGCATTTAAATAGCGGCGTCGAGCAATCCATGCACTTCTGACGAGAGCAAGAAATATGATTGCGAAAATTGTAAGAAGAATCCAGGCGAAGGTAAGCATCTATTCCCCGAGCTGGAGTTGCATGACACGAAATCGAACATACACTGCGTACGCTCCAACGCAACCAACAATTAATAGAGATAAGACACCAAAAATTGCCAGCAGCTCTTTGTCAGATTCTTGAAGTGTGCCTTGAGCCAAATGCAATGCTTTCAGTTTTAGTGCACCGTATCCTGCCCATATTAACGCGCAAACGAATGGCGCACTTTCTCCGTTGACAACTGCAAGCCAGCCATCCTCGTGTTCTTTAGGCATACCAACCAAATCTTGTCCAAGCGCTATTAGCATCATTGCGGCAATGGGAAGAGCATCTGCGGTCCCAAAATTCGCGACGAATGCATCCTTAATACCGGTGAGCACGCACAACCCGTAGGTCATCAGCATGATGCCCGCTGGAGCAAGCAGTACCCAAACCCATCTCACGAAGGATCGTCTGATTCCAGCTGGAGTTATTGGGGGCGTTTTTTTTGTGGCCACTTGCAAGAAAAACCTTAGTTTTAGGAAATGTAGCAGGTGGGTTGCTTTATGCATACCAGGTCACGGTGATGCGTAGCTGTTTTTTATTTCTACGGCATGCAACTCCGGAGCAGCCATCGTGTCCCTCATCTAAATGGAGGAGGGACACGGGCCGCCTAGTTACTTCACATGTGGATCCATACAAGGAGAAGATCAAGAACTTGTCCACATTGTGAGCACCTTCCCAAAGAGCCTAGGTCAAGACTCGATAGAAAAGTTGGCTCAGATTTCAGCGCAATTCAGCACTGAGGGCCCGACTGAAAACGGTCTCTTTGGTCCGTTTTCTATTTCGCATGCGAATATCCTCCGGATGCGTTTTAGATCTCAGAGAAGTTGCTGATCCTGACATCACCATCAGGAAACTTCGCTGTCACGACCAAGTCTCCACCCATGGCCTGCACAAATCCCCGTAGAGTAGACATGTACATATCAGTTCGCTTCTCCATCTTGGCAATAGATGGTTGCTCGACATGAAGCACTTCAGCCAGCATCCTCTGCGTAAGACCGCGCGCCTGGCGTAGCTCATGCAAAGGCATTTCTGCCAGCATAGCTTTGGTCATCACATCCGCGCGAGCACGCGCTTCTGGTGACATCTTTGCCGTGAGTTCAGAAAATTTTCTAGCCATTTTTTACTCCTTGCCTTTCAACTCTTTCGCGATCTCTTGCAGATGCACGTCGTACAGCTGATCGGCGATGGGGACATAGGTTTCGTACCATCTGTCATCGCCGGTTTTGTCGCCGCCGATCAATAAAATTGCCGTCCTGCGTGGGTCAAATGCGTATAAGGTTCTGTAGGGCCTACCTTCGTGCTGGGTGCGCAACTCGCGCATATGACTGTGTTTTGAGCCATTAATGCCGCTGCTATACGGGAACCTTAAATTCGCCCCCTCACTTTGGAGTAGGCCGACGGTAGCCTTCAGGGATATCTGTTCATCCTCGGTGAGACTGTCCCACCATGCCCCAAATTCATCGGTAAATTCAATTTCCCAAGCCATG